AAGTCGTCGGTGAAGTTGTAGCAAGCATGTTTGAAAAGAAGAAAGCTTCTAAGCTTGAAAAGGCTCCTGAAAAGAAAGACCTTAAGAAAGATAAGAAAGTTGATGAAGAAACACAATTCCTGAACAAGGTAGGTGATACTGGTCAACGCGGTACAGCTAAGTTAGTAGGTACAGGTAAGGGTATGACACTTGGTGCAGAACAGAACAAGTCATCGTTTACTAACATTCCAGCACGTAAAGACTACGGTGGAAAGCCAGCTAAGATCGGTGGTGGTACTGGTGGCGAATATGGCAAATATCACGGCGACTCTGCTGCTGATAAGACCATGACAGATAATGTAAAGATTGAACCAAAGAAGAACAGTGTCAAGGCTGATACTACTGCCAAATATACTGGTGGTAAGACAGCAGGTGACGGTTTCTCTAAGTCTCCACTATCGAAGAAGCCTGGCGGCGCTAGATAAGGATTATGAAAGCAATGGCAAATAAACTGTACGAGTACCTGTCTTTTGACAAGGCACACGTTCAACTTCTAGAAGAAGATAACAAAGTTGGTGGTAAAGATCTCTGTATGAAAGGGATCTTTATTCAAGGTGACGTAAGGAACCAAAACCAACGTGTTTATCCTGTTCGCGAAATTGCTAGAGCAGTCAATTCTATTACTGAAAAATTAAGCGGTGGCCAATCCGTTATGGGAGAACTCGACCATCCGGAAGAGCTTTCCATTAACCTGGACCGCGTGAGTCACCTCATTACAGAAATGTGGATGGATGGTGCAGATGGATACGGCAAGTTGAAGATTGTTCCAACTCCGATGGGCAACATTGTAAAGACATTGTTACAGTCGGGTGCAAAGTTGGGTGTATCTTCCCGTGGTTCTGGAAATGTTGGTGATGATGGTGCAGTTTCAGACTTTGAAATTATCACTGTTGACATTGTGGCGCAACCAAGCGCACCTAATGCGTTTCCTAGAACAATATATGAAAGTCTTTTTAACATGAAGGGTGGCTCGAGCATAATGGGGACCGCAAGGTCAGCATTAACGGAAGTCGCAGCACAGAAACAGCTTGTTAAAGACATTCAGAGATTTATTCAAGAGTTAAAAATTTAAGGGGAACTCAAGATGGCTAAAAAAATTGATGAGATCTTGAGCGAAAGCGTTGGCTTATCCGAAGAAACTAGAGGCCAGATTATTGGTCTTTGGGAATCTAGATTATCTGAAGCGCGTGAAGAAGTTGCCGCAACACTCCGTGAGGAATTTGCACGCAAGTTTGAACATGACAAGGGTACTTTAGTGGAATCGATGGATCGTTTCTTAACAGACAAAGTCCGCGTTGAACTCGAAGAATTCGCCGATGATAAGAGAAAACTTATCGCAGAACGAATTGCCTACAAGGGCAAGTTAGTTGAACACACAGGAATGTTAAACAAATTCATCACAGAAGCTGTAGCAAAAGAAATGAAAGAATTCTATGCCGAGAAGAAGGCAATGAAGGAAAACTTTGGAAAATTAGAAAACTTTCTGTTGAAGCAACTTGCCGAAGAAATTCGCGAGTTCCGCGCAGACAAGAAGTCCCTAGTAGAACAGAAAGTCAAGATGGTTACCGAAGGTAAACAAAAGCTACAAGAAACAAAAACACAGTTCATCAAGCGTGCTGCTCAAATCATTGAGTCTAACATTGAAAAGACATTGCGTAATGAAATCGGACAATTCAAGGATGACATTCGTGTTGCCCGTGAAAACGATTTCGGCCGTAAGATCTTTGAAAGTGTAGCCGCTGAATTCATGACTTCGTATCTTAATGAAGGTACAGAGCTGAAGAAATTGCAAAAGGTTGTCGAGTCTAAAAATACTCAACTTGCTACTTTAACTGAATCAGTTAAAAAGAACAAGTCGCTTATGGAAGGATTAGATAGCAAGTTGCGCTCAACTCAGGACTTAGTTGAAAGACAAAAAGTCATGAACGAATTACTAGCACCATTGTCTAAGGACAAGAAGTCGGTAATGAAAGAGTTACTTGAATCAGTACAGACAAAGAATTTGCAAGGTGCATACAACAAGTATTTGCCAAGCGTTCTGAATGAGGCTGTTGAACGTAAACCTGCGTCTTCCAAGACACAGTTGAACGAAGCAACATTGTCTTCGAATACAGGTAACAGAGTGAAGGTCACTCAGGATGAAGATTCTAGCGAATCTTCAGAATTAAAACATATATTGTCCTTAGCCGGAATTAGAAAGTAATTAGGAGAAACTATAATGGCAACAAAGCTATTTGAATCAAACTGGGGCGCTACCAAAGAAGCCCTTTTAGAAGGTCTCTCAGGAACCCGTAGACAGTCCATGGACGTCGTGTTTGAAAACACTCGTCGTTACTTGGCTGAATCGGCTACTGCAGGTGCCACACAAGCTGGTAATATCGCTGTGCTTAACAAGGTTATGCTACCGTTAATTCGACGTGTCATGCCTACTGTTATTGCTAACGAAATCATGGGTGTTCAGCCTATGACAGGTCCAGTAGGTCAAATCCACACATTGCGTGTTCGCTATGCGAATACCGCAGCTGGCGTAACAGCTGGTACAGAAGCACTTGGTCCATTCGAAATTGCTAAGGCATATTCGGGTAACGAAGTAGCTGCTGATCCTGCTGCTGCATCCACAGCACGTTTAGAAGGCGTACCAGGTAACAAGTTAAGCATCCAAATCTTGAAAGAGACTGTAGAAGCTAAGACTCGTAAGCTATCGGCACGTTGGACATTTGAAGCTGCACAAGATGCAAATGCCATTCATGGTATTGACATCGAAGCAGAAATTATGCAAGCTCTTGCACAAGAAATCACAGTTGAAATCGACCAGGAAATGATCTACAAGTTAGGTTCATTGGTCCCAGTCGCTCCAACAACATTCAATCAAGCCGCTGTATCAGGTACAGCAACTTACGTTGGTGACGAAATGGCTGCTCTTGCAGTTATGATCAACCAACAAGCTAACTTGATTGCAGCTCGCACACGTCGTGGTGCTGCTAACTGGGCAGTTGTTTCGCCAACAGCGTTAACAATTCTTCAGTCTGCAACAACATCATCGTTTGCTCGTACCACAGAAGGTACATTCGAAGCACCTACAAACACAAAGTTTGTTGGTACATTGAATAGCACAATGCGTGTTTATGTTAACCAGTATGCAAGTGATGGCGATCCAATCTTGATGGGCTATAAGGGTCCTACAGAAACAGACGCAGCAGCTTACTACTGCCCATATATTCCATTGATGAGCGTTGGTCCAGTTATGGATCCACAGACTTTCGAGCCTGTAGTTTCGTTCATGACACGTTATGGATATTTGGAACTTACAAATACAGCTAATTCCTTCGGTAATGCGGCTGACTATTTGAGCAAGGTTGGTATCAACTCTGCTACATTGAAATTCTATTAATCCAACCGGGTTAGTAAGTTTTATACAAAAAGCCCCTTTCGAGGGGCTTTTTTGTGATTGAAACATCTTAAGAACTTTCTGATAAATATATGAAACGGTAGGTAAACTTATATGGCTCAGAAAATTAAAGTACAAGATGGCATCATTGTTTATGAAACATATGATCCTACTCTCTATGATGTAAAACTCGATATTGAAGGTCAGTTGGTTGTTACCAAGAACATCACTGTTGGTAATAACACCGATCCCCACGGAACCATAACTACCAACACAGTAAATCAGAATCTAATAATAACAACAGCATCCGGCGGAAATCTATTTTTAACACCACAGGGAAATCTTAATCTTACACCAACTGGCGCAATATCACTTAATACAGTAATTTGGCCTACTGGACCACAATCAGTTACTTCAGGTTCATTTTTAGGCGCATCAAATACCAATACATTAAAATTCTATCCATTTGTATTTGCTCAAAACGGTAGTGATGATTTAACTGTATCTGATTTAAATACTGCCTATCCGACTATTCAGCCAGGACAATGTATTGTCGGTCCTACAGTAGTCTATGAATGTATTAGTACAAATACGTGGAGAATATTACAGGCGAGATTAGGATATACACCAGTTAATGTTGCCGGCGATACAATGTTGGGAGATTTAATTCTTTATAGTGGCGCTCCAGCAACTGATCAATCAGCAGCAACTAAAAGATATGTTGATCAACTTGCGAGTGGTGTTAATCTCCATGGTGCCTGCGAAACAGCAACTACCCCAGCATCAAATCTACCATTAAATTCATATACAAATGGTGTATCTGGTGGTGGTTTTGATCCAGGTGGTCAAGGTGTTGGCGCAACAATTATAGCTCAGAATAATGGAAATCTTAATACATTAGGTGTCGGCGGGTATTCAATACTTTCGGCCGGTGCCCGTATTCTTGTTAAAGATCAGGCAGATCCAGTTCAGAATGGTATATATGTTGTTACGGATTTAGGTTCTGAAGATCCAGGCGGAGTTAAATGGATTTTAACTCGCGCCGATGATTATAATAATAGTGAACCTAATCAGGTACATGCTGGTGCTGTAGCTTATGTTCAGGAAGGCACACTAGGTGGAACTCAGTGGATACAAACTTCACAAGGTACTGGCCCACTAGATGGTACAGTTATTGGGTTTGATTCTATTGTATTCACTCAGTTCTCTGGCGCCGGAACATTTACTGGCGGTGCCGGCATAGATATTTCTGGTAATGTTGTTTCTAATACAGGTGTATTAAGCGATATAGCCGGCCCGGGAATTTCTATATTATATACTGGTATTGCCAGTGGCACCGGTAATGTTACAATCGCTAATACAGGTGTCATAAGTGCGGTTGCTGGTACAGGTATTTCTGTATCGAGTGGTGTAGGTAATGTAACAATTAATACATCCAATGTACCAAATAGCGCATTAACGAATAGTTCGATAACAGTCACTGGTGGAACTGGTTTAGGCGTAGCCGGAAGTCCAGTCTCATTAGGTGGTACAGTAACATTATCTAACACAGGGGTATTAAGTTTCACTGGTAATAATATTACCAGAACTGGTGCAGTAACGCTAACAAGTTCGGATGTAACATATGCGTTAGGATATACTCCTATGTCGGCTGTGGTTATTCCAATATCAGAGGTTGTCTACGGTACCGGTAGTAGTGTAACTTCTAACAGTTCATTTACATTCAGTGCTGTAACAGGTTTATCCGTTACATCAAATACTACATTAAGTGGATCAAATGTTAGTTTAGGTACTATAGCGAATCTTAAAATTACTGGTGGCGCCGGCGGCCAGGTATTAACAACAGATGGCAGCGGTAATCTAAGTTGGTCACCAGGCGTTCCTGCTATCGGTGGAGCATATATATGGACACAAGCATCACCATCAACAACGTGGGTTATACCACATATGTTGGGTTGGCAATATGTTAATGTTGAGGTCATTGATTCGAGTGGATATAGTTATGCTGGTAGATATGATTATCCTTCTATCTATTTTACTGATGCGAACAACTTAACATTAACATTTGGATCAGCAGTTAGCGGACACGCTGCGGTAACATCCGGCGGTGGCTCAACTGGTCCTGTAGGTCCAGCATCCCCTCCTGGTGGATCATTCGGTCAATTACAATTTAATAATACTGCCACATTCGGTGGTGCTACATATCTTTCTTATAATCCAGGAACAGGACAATTAACAGCTAATGCTGGTATAACTTCTACAAATACTACATCTGGTACTATTGTGGTAACAGGTGGTGTCGGTATCAGTGGTGATGTAAATGTTGGTGGTACAATAACAGCAACAACATTCAATGGTTCGATTAGTGGTTCGGGTGCAAGTATAACATCAGGAACAATTCCAAATACAGCATTGGTGAATAGTTCTGTGACTGTTTCGCCGGGAACAGGAATGTCAGGTGGCGGTAATGTAGCTTTAGGTGGTACAATAACATTAACAAATGCTGGTGTAACAAGTTTAACAACTAGTTCTGGATTAAGTACAAATACAAGTGCAACAGGTGCTGTAGCTATTACGAATACCGGTGTAACAAGTCTTACAACTAATACTGGGCTGAGTTTAAATACAACAGCGACAGGAGCCGTAACAGTTACTAATACTGGCGTAACAAGTCTTACAACTAATTCTGGATTGAGTACAAATACAGGTGCAACAGGTGGTGTATCTATAACAAATACTGGTGTGACATCAAATATAGCAGGAACAGGTATTTCCGTATCTAGCGGTACAGGTGCAGTCACAATAACAAATGCCGGCGTGACAAGTTTCACAGCCACTGGTCTTCTTCCTGTACGAACCGGCGCGGTAACTTTAGTTAGTGCAGATATTATAGCAGCATTAGGGTATACACCAGGTGCCGGTGGTGGATCAGTAACATCAGTTGGTATGTCTGTACCATCTTTCTTATCTGTTACACCATCGACTATTACAACAACTGGAACATTTGCTGTAACACTTTCTGGAACTGCCCTACCTATAGCAAACGGTGGTACGGGACAAACAACAGCTAATGCGGCATTAAATGCGTTGACGCCATCACAATCAGGAAATGATGGTAAATTCTTGGTTACAGATGGAAGTAATATTTCTTGGTCCAGTACCCTAAAGACATCAAATGGTTCTGTAGCAGCAGGAACAGGATCATTAGCAACAACAGCAGCAAATGGATTTTTCTATATCCCGACCTGCTCAGGCGTACCGACTGGTATACCAACAGCAATATCAGGGTATGCTCCTATGGTTATTGATAG